GGTAAATTGAGTGATATCAAATCGAACGCAAAGTTTAGTGAGGAGTTGGAAAATGATTGTAATCAGTTAATGGCAGAAAACTCTAATATGGATAAAGACCATTGGCAGAGTATCTCGTCCTCAGATTACTTTATGTCAGCCGACAAAGCATTAGAATTAGGAATTATAGATAAAATTATTTAAGTTATGATAGATTTCTTTACAGCAGAAGAACTCGTAGAAAATTACGAGAAATTTAGAAAATTAATAAACAAAACATTTGAGGGTAGCCGATTGGAGGCACTCAATAAAATGTACGACCACTTTGAAGAACGTATGATTTACACACCAGCGTCTTCGGTAGAGCATTACCATAATGCGTTTCCAGGTGGATACATCGACCACGTACTTCGTGTAACCCGAAACGCTCTTAAAGTATATGACCTTTACTCTGAATTAGGTGGAGTTGGTGATTATAGTAGAGAGAGTCTAATATTTACAGCACTACACCACGACCTTGGTAAGTTGGGTACGCCTGAGTTAGATTATTATGTTAAGAACGACTCCGAATGGCATGTTAAGAATCAAGGTAAGATTTACAAAACAAATTCAGAGATTCATTGGATGAATCTTAATGATAGAACATTCTATCTACTGAATTACTTTGGTATTCAATGTACTCAAGAAGAGTGGATTGGTATTAAACTTACTGATGGGTTGTATGATGAAAACAATAAAGAGTATTTCATTAAGTACAATAAAGATGATGCATTAAAAACATCTATACCATTTGTAATGCACACGGCAGATTTATTTGCCACAAGATATGAGAATGAAAGATGGATGAAAGAAATGAACCCAATAAAATCAACTCGTAAATCAACGACCGGTAGACCTAGGAAGGGTGACCTTGGTGAAACATTCAATAAGAATGGGATTAACCAAACAAGTGTATTCGACGCGTTTAAAGATATTGTAGAATAATAGTTATGGTAGTAAGTATAGTTATATTATCAATTTTAACATTAGTACTCGGATACACGACAGTAAATCTACTTCGTAAGAATGAAGCACACGAAGATGTTGTAACAGAGCAGGAAGAGTTAATCTCAGATATTGCATCTAAGATAGACTCATCAATGGCAACACTAAAAGAGATTGACAAATTAGGTTCATTTGAAGCAGATGATGAAACTGGTGATGTATTTAAGAAAATGTATGAAATAATTTCAGACTTAGAAGAGTATTATGGGACGCAAGAGGCGGAATAAAAGATATTTTACATTAATCACAGAGCTTGCGATAAACGCATATAACCGATGTGATGACCAACGATTAAAGAATAAAATCTACAATAGATTTATTCATTATCCATTTGATAAACTTGCTGAGAATGTAATTCATACATACAAGACTTATTACTTTGAAGTTCCCTATGAGGATGTTAAAGCAAATGTAGTTGCCTTCTTGAACGAAAAAATTCATAAGTTTAATGGTGATAATGGTAGAGCCTTCTCATACTTTACAGTAATCGCAAGAAACTATTTGTTTAACGAAAACAACAAGAATTACGAGCGGATGAAAATGAGAGATGGTGTTGATGTAATAGACACATCTCGTGATATTGTAAGTGAGGTATTTTTAAAGCAGCAAAAGGAAGCCTTGTCTGATTTTATGGATTACTATGTTAGATATATGGATTACAATATGTTCATCTTGTTTAGTAAGGACAGAGACAGACAAATCGCAGATTCCCTAACCGAATTGTTTAGAACACGTGATAACCTTTATTCTTACAACAAAAAGGCGCTTTACATACTTATTAGAGAGAGGACTGGTGTCCAAACTCAATACATTACAAAGGTAGTTGGCAAAATGAAAATGATATATAAAGAACTATATATTGATTATTCTAAAGGAGATATTTTACCAATAACTCACCGGGTGGGGGAATTTAATGGATAAAGATAGTGAATTATTTAAAGGTAAGAGCTTCTCAGATATAATGTCTGATGTGTACTCTAACCAAAAAAAGAAAGATAGGCAAATCAAATTATTGATTGCTCAACTCGAACCCATGGTTAAGAGTTTGGGTGATGCTGCGGTGGTAGTTCCACTAATTAAGGAGTATTTAGACATATCAGTTCGTAATGATGATGCTTTAATAAAATTAGCAGCAATTGTTCAACGTATGATGAAGGATAGTAACTCAGGTTCAGATGGTGGTATGTTATTATCACCTGAAGAAAAACGTCAGTTGATGGACGCTATTGACGAAGTTGAAAAAGACTTGCCTAACCAAGATGGGGATTATGAATGAAATATGCAAAAGTATTAGAGGTTTATCTTAACGATGACGCGGACTTCGGACCATACTCTATACAAGCCTTATTAAAGCAATCAAGTAAAAGTCAGAGGATTGTAGCAAGACCATTGAATATAAACGCCAAGAACATCCCAGTTGTTGGTGAGTATGTTTGTATACAAAAGGCACCATCGGATAAATTATCACCAATCGGTTCGGGTCAAAGTGTGTTTTATTATTCAGACCCAATATCATTACAAGGTAACGTTAATAACAATATATTAGAAAACGCTGCAAAACTTGAAGGTAACGTTGTTGGTGGTGATTATGAGAGTACTTCATTAGGTATACCCAACCCATCCACACCATCTAATACTGATAAGAAAAACAAAGAGTTTACCACAGTATCTAATTTATCACAACTACAACCATATGCAGGTGATATTATATATGAAGGTAGATTTGGGCAGTCACTTAGACTCGGATACACTCCGACTCTCGCTGAGTCTAACATATCACCATCTTGGAAATCAACCGACCCCAAGTCACCAATCACTATAATTCGTAATGGAGCTGGAACTTCAAATGGTTATAATAAATTTGTTATAGAAGATATCAATGAAGATGACTCATCAATTTGGTTGGGTTCTAAGCAGACCATTGGGTTAAAAGCATCAAACGGGTTTTCATTAGGAGTGACTCCACAAAACGTTTACAACAAACCACAAATCATATTGAACTCAGATAGGGTTGTGATTAATTCTAAATCAGATTCAGTTCTTATTAGTGGTGATAAATCAGTAAATGTATCCACTCCAAATTGGAAAGCCGATATGGATACTATCTTCAGTCAGTTGGAATCAATCACCGATGCATTATTACAATTAGCACCTGCGATAACCGCAGCAACCGCAGGGCCACTCCCAATAGCAAGTCTTACTGCGGCAGGACCTCAACTATTATCTACGATAACTCAGGTAAAAACTCAGTTAACATTAATGAAACAATAATTATATATAAACATATTTATTATCATGGACACAAAAAAACTAATTAAGGCAATTCAACTCATTATAAAAGAAGAGGTTAGGAAAGAAGTTGCTAAAAAAGAAAAGGTACTTCGTAAATCTCTTATGAATGAAATCAAACAATCAGAGGTTGTTAAAAGAGACCCGTTGGACATTGAGCACGTTTTTGAACAAAAAACAGAACAACCCGCTAAATCATTTACTAACAATTCTATGTTGAATGAAATGTTAAATGAAACCGCCCAAGGTGGTGAGTGGAGAAGTATTAACTCAACTGGCGTTGGTAGTGGGATGTTTAATTCATCACAAGCACAATCATTTGGTGGAACGGTAGGTCAAGGACCACAAGTTTTACAAACAGCAGAAGGTCGTGCCGTATCTACTGAACAATTACAACAAACTGAAGCAGGTCAAGCTGTGGTTAACGCACTAACAAAAGACTACTCTGGATTGATGAAACATATAAACGCTAAGAAAGGTGCTTAATGCCAAGTCGTAAGGAGTATAAGAGAAATCCATTAGACCTTAAACCAAATAAGGCTATTGGTGTAAAGTTACCATTAGGTGGTGACCCTATATTTCAATTGTCTTATACTACTGAGGACCAAGCATTATCCAATCTTAAAAACCTATTACTGACTCGTAAGGGTGAGAGGCCATTCCAACCATTATTTGGCTCGGACATTTTCTCATTACTATTCGAACAAATATCAACAAACATAAATGTTGAATTAGAAGATTCAATTAGAGGTGATATTAAATTTTGGTTACCTTATATTATAGTGGATGATGTGAATGTAGATGCCGAGGAAGATAATAATAAAGTATCAATCACATTGAGAGTTAGAGTTACTGAGAATGGTGCAAATACACAAATAACAATACTCGTTACCGAACAAGGTAATGTTTCTATTGTCTGAGGATAGAAAATGGCAGATAAAGTAAAAAAAGATGTAAACTTAGTTGGTAGGGATTTCGGTGATATTCGTAAGAACCTAATTGACTTTACTAAAAACTATTTCCCAAATACCTACAATGACTTTAACGAGTCATCGCCGGGTATGATGTTTGTGGAAATGGCTTCATACGTAGGTGATGTATTATCATACTACACCGATGTTCAGTTAAGAGAATCTATCTTAGAAGAAGCACAAGAAAAGTCAAATGTATTTACACTCGCACAGTCGTTCGGATACAAACCAAAGTTATATGTTCCTGCTACAACAACTCTAACAGTCTACCAATTAGTTCCCGCTAAAGGAAGTGGTGATAATGTAAAGCCAAACTTTGATTACGCACTTACTTTAAAAGAGGGTATGGTAGCTGGGTCATCAACAAACTCAGATGTTGAATTCACAACAATCAATAAAGTTAGATTTGGATTCTCATCATCATTTGACCCCACGGAAGTTTCAGTTTATCAAATTGATGAGACTACTGATGAGCCGGTATACTATCTACTTAAAAAATATGTAAAAGCCGTTAGTGGTAAAGAGAAAGAAACAACCTTTGATTTCGAATCACCAAAACCATATGACAAGATAAAGTTAACTGACAATGATGGTTTGATTGATGTTATACAAATCATAGATGATGATGGTGATGAATGGACAAAGGTAGAGTATCTTGCTCAAGACACTGTATTTGAAGAATTGCCAAATACAACTGATTACTCAATTGCAATGTCAGGTTATGCTAATGAAACACCTGCTTTACTTAAACTAAAACGAGTCCCAAAACGATATGTAACTCACATCACGGATGATGGTGAGATTGAGATTCAGTTTGGTGCAGGTGTATCATCAAATGCTGATGAAGAAATTTTACCAAATCCAGATAACGTTGGTTCAGCATTATATCCAGCAAGTGGAGACCTTGACCAAGGTATTGACCCATCGAACTTTATGTATGCAAAGACATATGGAGTCGCACCATCAAACACAACTTTAACTGTTAAGTATAGAGTTGGGAATGGTGTGGATGATAATGTACAATCTGCAGACCTTACTGAATTGATAGAACGTGTAATCGAAACCGATACTTCTGCGTTAGTAAGTGATGTTGTAAACGTTGTGCGAAACTCAATAGCAGTTACAAATGAAGTTGCCGCGGGTGGTGGTGCATACGAAGAAGAGTTTGAAGAAGTTCGTAATAATGCAGTAGCGTATTTTAGAGCACAAAATAGAGCAGTGACTCGTGAAGACTATTTGTTGAGAGCATACGCATTACCACCACAATTTGGTTCGGTAGCAAAAGCATATGTTGCTCCAGACTTTCAAATCAACACTTTATTGGATGATGGGCCAGACCCAATTCCAAATCCATTGGCTATCAACTTCTACACATTAGGGTATGATTTTAATAAAAAATTAACTGAACTAAACCCAGCAACAAAACAAAACTTACAAAACTACTTATCGTATTATCGTATCTTAACTGATGCGGTGAATATTAAGAATGCATACATTGTAAACATTGGTGTTGAGTTTGAAATTATTGTTCTTCCAAATTATAACTCTAATGAAGTATTGCTTAAATGTATTAACGCTCTTAAAAAATACTTTAACATCGATAGGATGGGAATCAATAAACCAATCGTTTTAACTGATGTTTATGTTTTATTAGACAAGGTGGATGGTGTACAGTCGGTAGTTAGGCCTGATAAAGATGGAATGGGTGGTCTTCAAATTGTAAACAAATCTGGTGGTAATTACTCATCAAATAAATATGGAATTAAGAACGCGACTCGTGATGGGATTGTATACCCACCAAAAGACCCAACTTGTTTTGAGGTAAAATATCCTGATGTAGACATCAAGGGTAGAGTAGTATCATTATTTTAAGAGGTAGAGAATGATTTATAGAATATATCCAAATAAAGACGCAACCCTATATGAGGACACCCCTCGTAAAGTTCAAAACACGGGTAAGGATGAGATTCTCGAAATCGGTAAATTCTATGATACCGATAATACTACCTTGTTGGGTAACAGTAGAGCATTATTACACTTTGACCTAACATCAATCTCACAATCAATTGTATCGGGAGATATCACATCACCTCAGTATAGGTTAAGATTAGAGAATATCGAGAATAGAGAAATCCAATCTAATTATAATCTATATGTGTACCCATTATACGAGGGGTTTACTGAAGGTATAGGTTCAGAAGCAGACACCCCACATAATACAACACACGTTTCTTGGGTAAGTAGAAGTTTATCAGATATGTGGAACACTTCAAATGCAACTGTTGATAGACCAACCAACCCAGATTTAATTCCATCACTTCAAGCTTATTATGATTTTAAAGCAAGTATTGGTAATTTTGAATTAGTTGAACCAATCAAAGGTGTAACTGGCAAGAGCCCACAACTAATCATATCAGGTGCAAAGATGGTAATGTCATCTTCAGATTATAGTGGTGGTACTGCAAATTTATCCGCATCACTTGAATCAGGGTCAATATATAATATAGATTTTGATTTTAACCGAGGAACATTGTCGGGTGTTGAGTTCAATGTAATAGACCCATCGGGATATGAATTGAATGATACAATTACTGGATTCCAAGAATCATTAGTAAGTACCGCAACTTACAATATGTCATTTACCGCAAGTCTAAATGGTGTGTATAAATTACAATTTACATTCTTTGATAACAATGGAAGTGATGGTTCAAATGGGTCTATTGACAATTTCTATCTATATACAAAGGCTTCAGAAACAACACTTGTACTTGACC